GCGGGGGCCTCGGCGGGGGCCTCGGTCGTCGTGGTCGAACCGTCAGGCGTCGGAGCGGCCTGCGGCGGCACTGCCATAGGCGGCGTGTACGGCGCGGGGAACTTGGCGAACACCATGCCCATCTTCGCGGAGAAGGACGCAAGAGCGGTAAGATCGTCGTTCAGAGCCTCACGCTGGGCCGTCATGATGGCGATCTGGTTGTCGAGGTAATAGGCGTTGCCATTCACCTTGTTCGCGTGATCCACCACTGCTCCAAGAATGAACGTGGCTTCTTCCGCAGTGAAACCAGCGTTGCCGAGAGTGTCGGTAAAGAGCTTGTCGTTTTCCATTTCCATTTTCCTTAAAAGTTAGTTGTTACGGACCCCAGAGAGCCGCGCACGCCTCCTATGGTGAATAGAACGATGCAGCGCAGAAGAGGCCGCGATTGCGGTCAATGCTGTGGGCGGCAGCCGCATAGTCGTACCTAGAACAAGCAGACTGCGTGTAGCCCGACCCGTTTACGTCGTAGTGGCGGGTCAGGTTCGTAATTGATATCGGGCCAGATTGATCGGAGGAAGATGCTGACGCTATGATGCAGCTATTGGGAACAACATTGAACACAGTAGGCGATGGCCCAGAAATCGCTGTTTGCAGGACCTGAACATTGTCGCCAACAAGTCTGAAGATGCCTTGGGCGCTGCTACTGCCTGTCTGCGACGCGGTGACGGTAGAGTTGACTACTGTGCCTGTCGGAACGTACCCAGCGAATAACGAAGCACGGTTGTATTCATTGTCTGCTATGTCGTTGTTACCGTGAGTAGTGACCCGTGTCATAACCACGCCGTTGACGGTGCAGCCTGTGTGGTTCACAGTGGTAGTGGCCGTTCTTCTCGACTGAACCGCCACGACGATGTAACGCTTCGGGTCTTCAGCACCGAGATTGACTGACGTATTAAGGCCCGACCAAACGCCCGTATATTCGAACACGCGAACGCCGGGGGCGATGGGAGGCGTCGCCCGCTTGCCGTAAAACTCATACATGCCAAAGTTGCTGGTGCTGAAGTACCCCGTCTGATTATCGTCAGTCCACCACTGCCTGCCAGCGTAGGCACCCATGTCGAAGCCCCAGCCAAACTCGCTGTTGACCAAGCTCATATCAAGCTGCCCAGACCAAGGAAGGGTCATTACTCGCCCTCCAGCTTCGCAATGCGGCGGTTGAGCTGCTGCACCATCGCAACGAGGTCAGCGATCATCTCGTCCTTCTGGACGGTCAGGTACGCATCGCCTTCGTCGGACTTAGCAACAGGGTTCTCGGCCACGTACTGATCCGATACCGTCTGCGCCTCCTGCGCGATGAAGCCGATTTCCCGCTCGCGGTACTTCCGGTTCGTGAGTTCGCGGCCCTTCTTGTTCCAAGCGAAGGAGACAGGACGAAGGCCCATGATGCGCTCTTCGTAGCCGTCAAGATCACGCACCGCCTCCTTGAGCCGCGCGTCAGACCAGTAGGAAACGAGGTTGCCGGGAACGAAGAAGTCGGCGTTGTTGGAGTACCAAATCCAACGCCCAGTGTGGTTCTGGATACCGCCGTCATTACCGTTGATGTATAACTTCCACCATGCAATGCCGGGATGGTGGATCGTCAGGCTGGGTGACGCTTTGACGATTTCGAGATCACCCGACATGCTGTCGCCAGTGACGTTCACGTAGGCGGCGTCATGTTCGTGGACGGCGGGGGCGTAGACGCCATCGTGGTTGTGACCAAGAAGCGGGTAGCGGTCATCGTGGTTATGACCCACGGGCGAGTAGACGCCATCATGGTTATGCGCCGCGTCTGCCGCGCCGACATCGGCTGCTGTCAGCACCACATCGCCCGTCTTGGCGTTCACGCTATCGACCGGGAAATCATGGGTGTGGGTGGCGTCTGCCGCGCCGACATCTGCCGCCGTCAGCACGACATCGCCAATCTTGGCGTTCACGCTCGTCACCGGGACGTCAGCAGACGCGCCGCCAGCCGCGATGCTCACCCACTGAGCGGAGTTGCCGTCGTCGTAGTAGATATAGAGGAAGCCATCGTTGGTGTTGTACCAAAGGGTATCGGGGGCCGGGTTCGCCGGGGGCGTGTCGCCGGAAGCCGTAGCCGATCCGGTGTCAGTCGGAATGAGGTCGATGGGCGTGCCATCGGGCATCATCACGCCGAGTTGCTTGTCGGGGAAATTCACATAGAGAACGCCGGGCGGCTGCGAGCCTGCTGGAGGGCGAGCACCCGAAACGCTTGAACGAAGAACCTGAACTTGTGTCGTAGCCATCTGGCTTATTCCTTCTCGTTATATAACGATGGTGTCAGGGAGGGGCTTGCGGCCCCTCCCGAAGTTGGTGTCAGGCGAACGTACCTCCGTCGATGGGACCCTTGAGGGCCGTGTCGAGCTGGTCGATGGCATCCTGCACGTTCGTGCCGATGGCGTAGGTGTTGCCAGCGCCGTCGAAGGAGACGTTCGCAGCGGCCACGCTCGGCATGCCGTAGTTGAGGGTGGCGATCTTCGTGCCGTCAGAGGCAACCCAGTCCTGCCTGTTGGCAGCGACGGTGTTACCCGTGCCGACGCTTGAGCCGGGGGTCGTGACGATCCAGAAATAATTTTTACAGAGCGCCGGATCGACATCCGCGATGTCAGCCGGGACGTTCGCAACGCCCGAAGCGGGGGTGATGACACCCGTCGATGCGTCGAGCGTACCAGCGTAGACGATGCCACCAGCCGCAGCGACGATGGCGGTCTGGATTTCGTTGATCGCCGGGACGATCGTCTTGGCCGTCGTGGTCAGGCTGGCAAGGGTGCCGCCCAGAACGTCGGTCTTGAGGAGCGCCGTATCGAGGAACTTGTTGGCGGTGCCAGCAGCCACATCGGCGGTGACAGCCTTCGAGACAGTCAGCTTGCCATTGGCGTCAGCGACGATGGTAACGCCGTCAGCGATGCTCGCCGCGTAGCCGGGAGCAACGGACAGAACGCCGTTGTTATCGACAATCGTCGTGCCGTCCACCGAGATCGTGCTGCCACCGACGCCCCACGAAAGGTTGCCAGCGCCATCAGTGATGATGGTGTTGCCAGCCGCGCCACCCGAAACCTTGAGGTCGGCAACAGCGATTGCGAGCTTGGCTCCGGGGCCAAAGGTTTTGTTGCCGGTGATGGTCTGGGCACCAGCAATTTCTACCTGGCGATTAGAGCCGATAAGCACCTGGGCGGCAGCGCCGTCACCGACGACGAGGCCGTTGGCGGCAGCGCCACCGACGAATCCTCCCTTGGCAAATGCCAATTCACCCTCGAGAAGGGTCGGAACCGCAACGGCAGTCGCGCCGACGTTACGGAGGATTTGCAAACGTGTAGCCATATTCAATTATCCTTATATTTTCTAGTTGCCGCTACCCGGAGCGGCAACAGAGCCGCCGAGTTCTTTTTGAGCCTTCTGCCGCGCACGGGCCGCGCGCATCTTTGCTCGAGTCTCCTCGCTATGCTTTTTCCCAAAAAACGGATTCCCAGCGCCGATGTATTTGTGACTGAACTCTTGCCTCCAACGCTGGACAAGCTCTGGAGTCGGCGGCTTCCATCCACCATTCGCAAGGCGCGTAGTTTTTGCTTTCTCCCGAACCTCAGGCCGCCCCATTGAGTTGTTCTCGCTCATCTTGCGACGAGCCTCGGCAGACTTCGGCTTCCCCTTAAGTGCAGCCGAGCGCCGAGCGCGTACCTCAGGGCGCGACTGCGCCTCCGACTGCACACGACTACGTCGAGCCTTCTCGACTTCATCAGCTCGCCAACCAGAAACCCCCTCGCCGCCATCGGTGAAGTTCACAAGCTCCACCCTGGCCGCCCGATAGGTCGAGATCCGCATGCGCTCCAGCAGGAAGGCGCTCTCTTCCGGCAGATTCCGATCGACAATCTTGACGATGACCTGATGGCCTTCGCGGCGCAGCTTCGCGGTGAGGCGCTTGTGGCGCTCACTGCGGTTGCTCATGTTGGTAGCCCTGCGCTTCCGCTCATTGGACTTGCCGACATAGAACGGCACGTTCTTGTCAGACCGCCAATGCTCGTAGACCAGAAAATCGTTGTGCATAATCTGGGGTTTCCTCATTACCTACACGTCAACCCGATTTATTCACTTGGGTGGGGTTAATCAAGCCTAAAATGACCCTCCACTGATTTGTCC